GCCGAGTACCGGGCAAAGACCAAAGAGCTGAAGGGGAGAGCAGTTGCATGAGACTTATCGGAGCACGACAAGCGTGGTCAGACGCGCAGCACGAATCCAATGCATCCATCAGCGCGGTGGCGGCCGAGAAGGCGGAGACCGCGACCAAGATCAAGACCGAGAGGGTGAAGCGCCGAGAGGCCGTGTTCCCAGCCATAGGTGACGATAAGGCTGAGCGCATTCAGGTAGTGCGCCAGCGGATCAGTATCTCGGAAACGCGCCGCACGCCGATTGGCAGGTCAACGGCACGCGCCGCGCATCTGGCTACGATCGGCAAAGTGCTGCGCGCCATCGACACGCTGCCGTTCCAGGTGCAGCAGTTCGGGCACTACCTCTACCACCCATGCATGACCGCAGTGCACATGCTCAACGCCGAGAAGGTGATTTGGAACGAAGTCGACTTCTCGGTGCTGACGGACGCCAAAGCGCACAAGGTTCATTGCCTGATCACCGTCGCGCTGCAGTCGTACAAGGCTGAGGTTCATGGTGGCGCGCAATGGGGGCCGGCGCGGGTGGCCGACGGGATGCTCAAGCTGTATGGCATCACCATCGAGCCAAAGGTCTGGAATCGTGACTGGAAGGAGGTATGGGATTTCCTTCGCGATGCAATTGAAGAGGTTGATATTCAGGCTCAGGAGCCAGTGTGGCGCGTAATTCATGCAGAAAATGCGGAAAATGCTGCATGAACTATTGCCATGTTGGGGTTTTTGGGGTAATTTTCCCATAGTGCGCAACTCACCACCGACGCACGCAGATATCGAAACCCGGCCATTGCGCCGGGTTTTTACGTTTCAGGGCCTCATAAGGCCCATCCAGATCCATCGCTGCTCCTCCAGCGCCTTTGCCCGGATCCATCGGGCTTTTTTATTACGGATGTCACCATGACCGAAGTCTCGCGCATCGCCGACAGCACGATGTTCAAGCTCGTCGTGCCCATCCTGCAAACTGTGATCTCGCTCGGCGCCTTGGCAGCGTTCAGCTACGTGGTGTCCTCGCTGTCCTCCCTTCAGGTGGCGCTGAACAGCTACCAGACGACCCAGGCCGTGACGATCCAGAGGATCGGCTCCATCGAGCGAACACTCGACGCATACGGGGTGACCCTTGGCGTGGTGAAGACCTCGACCGAGAAGCAGGAATACCGCGTTGACACACTTACAGACACCTTGAAGCAGCTGACGCTCAATGGGCGGCCAAAGTGAGGTGCGCACTGGTAGCTGTGCTACTGCTTGCCGGGTGCGCACAGCAGGACGCAGTAACCCCGCAACCAGCCGAGCACAAAACAACGGTCTTCCGTTTCACGTCCGCGCCATCGATGTGTCCTGAGCCAGAGCCACCAAAGGCCGCAGTGCGCCGCGTGACGAAAAGCCGTGACGAATGGAGGCAGTACGCCGAAAGCCTCGAAAAACTTCTGCCCCCGGACACGAACCATGGCACTCATCCCTGAATGGCGTAAGGCCTGGCGAATGACCAGTGTGCAGATCGCCGCGCTGATTGCTGCCGTGAATGCTGCTGCGGTGGCATGGGCTGTGTTTCAGGGAGCGGTGAACCCGCTGGTATTCGCCAGCGTGAACATGGCGCTCAGTGTGGCCGTCGCCGTTGCCCGAGTGGTGCAGCAATCCAAACTCCGCGAACCACCGAACGGTGACCCGCAATGATCAAATCAATCCTCGCCTGGTTCTCCGGGCTTTTCACGAAGGGCACGACCATGGCTGACGAAACCAATACTGACGTAGGCGCGACTGCATCCATTGCCGCTGACGCAGACTCGACTGTTGTTGTGATGAAAGAAGCTGTCCCTGAGCCTGACCTAATCGCCAAGCTGGAAACCATCCTGTCCGCACTGGGCCATGAGCTACCAGTGTTCTGGGATGAAGCCGTGGCCCTCGCCAAGAAGGCGCTGTAACTCGCGCCACAAATTCAGATGCGTCCGTTTCGTGGCGCGGAGTTCTTTCAGAGGGCAACATCATGGACAACCAGCACAAGAAGATCACTGGCTACCGCGATCTGACGCAGTCGGAGATCGACGGCATGAACTCCATCAAGGCTCTTGAAGCCGACGCGGGTGAACTCTTCAAGCAGATCGGCCAAATTGAAGGCGTAGATCAGCGTTTGCTCGCATTGGCGAAGACCAACCTGCAGCAAGGCTTCATGTGGTTCGTGCGTTCGATTGCCAAACCTGCTGATCCGTTCAGCTGAGGTCTGCATGACGACCATTGCCTACAAAGACGGCGTCATCGCCTATGACTCACGAATTACTCGCGGAACGATCATCGACTACGACGATTACGAGAAGCTGGTAGAAGCCCAGGGAGTGAAGTTCATCCTCACTGGCGCGACTGGCGACTTCCCTAGACTGATCAGCGCCTACTTCGGATCGGTGGAGAAGAACGTCGACGCGAACGCGCTGGCCTTCGATGGCGAGACGATTTGGCAGGTTGGGCACAACGACACTGACGGGCTATGGAAGGCTGCTATCCGCCAGGATCGGAGTTACGCCATTGGAAGCGGCACCGCGCACGCACTGACTGCCATGGACATGGGCGCCACTGCTGGCGAAGCGGTGGAGATGGCGAAGAAGCGAGATACGAGCACTGGCGGCAAGGTTCGCCTGTTGATCCTTTCAGTGGGGCGTCCAGATGAGCAGACCAGTACCGCCAGCATCGCTGCTGGAACTGTCTGAGCTATCTGACCTCGGTATCCGCCTGACCCCCGCACCCGAAGTGTTGGAATGGATTCAGACCGAGATCCTCGCCGACACCGGCAGCATCCACAACGAAGACCATGCACACCTGATCGACGCTGACATCGCAGTGATGTGGGCATCGGCTAGTTTCGAGAAGCAGGGTCGCCGTGTGTTGGGCCAGGCCGAGCAGGTCGCGTTCCGCGCTGGTGGGTGGCAGAAAGCCCGGATGGAACAGCAGATGCTGGATTGGTTCGGCGAAGTGCCGGCCTTCATCATCACTCTGGCTGCCGATTACTGCGCAACCTGTAGCGACGTCGAATTCTGCGCACTGGTTGAGCATGAGCTTTACCACATCGCACAGGCGCTCGATAAGTACGGCGCTCCCGCATTTACCCAAGACGGCGGCCCCAAGCTGAAGCTTCAAGGTCATGACGTCGAAGAGTTCGTCGGTGTAGTACGACGCTATGGTGCGAGCCCCGACGTTCAGGCCATGGTGGATGCAGCAAACAAACCTGCCGAGGTAGGAAAATTGAACATTTCGAGGGCCTGCGGAACCTGTCTGCTCAAGTCGGCCTGATTCCAGACAGGCCCTAGACGGATAGAAAACATATGGCAGTCCTGAAAAATGAGGTGAAGAGCTTCATCGTTCAGGCTCTGGCGTGCTTCGACACACCGTCTCAGGTGGTCGAGTCGGTCAAGAACGAGTTTGGCGTAGTCCTGACACGTCAGCAGGTTGAGAGTCACGACCCGACCAAGGCGAGCAGTAAGGGGTTGGCCCTGAAGTGGCAAACCCTGTTCTATGACACTCGCAAGCGATTCCGCGAAGAGACCGCTGACATACCCATCGCCAATCGCGCATATCGACTTCGCGCCTTAGGTCGAATCGTTGAGAAAGCCGAGAACATGCGAAACCTTCCGCTCGCTCTCCAAGTGCTGGAGCAGGCCGCTAAGGAGGCAGGAGACATGTACGTCAACCGGCAGAAGAAGGCCGATGCTGACGAGGAACCGATTGTCCCGACCGCTGTGTCGGTTCATGTGATTGATGCGAGGAAGCGGGATGCCGAGCCTGAACGTTCCCCAGGCTGACTTCCTGCAGCTGCCGCACAAGTTTCGCGGGTTCGTCGCCGGGTTCGGTTCAGGTAAGACCTGGGTGGGGTGTGCAGCGCTCTGCAAGCACGTCTGGGAGTGGCCGGGCATCAACTCTGGTTACTTCGCTCCAACCTATCCGCAGATCCGCGACATCTTCTTTCCGACCATCGAGGAAGTGGCGTTCGACTGGGGCCTGAAGGTCCGCACCAAGGAAAGCGACAAAGAGGTCGATTTCTACAGCGGCAAGCAGTACCGCAGTACAACGATCTGTCGTTCGATGGAGAAGCCGCAGACCATCGTCGGCTTCAAGATCGGACACGCTCTGGTCGACGAACTCGACGTGCTGCCCGCGCTCAAGGCTCAGCACGCCTGGCGCAAGATCATCGCCCGGATGCGCTACAACGTAGCGGGCCTGAAGAACGGCGTGGACGTGACGACGACGCCTGAGGGCTTCAAGTTCGTCTACCAGCAGTTCATGAAGCAGATACGCGAGAAGCCCGCGCTTGCTTCCATGTATGGCCTGATCCAGGCAAGCACATTCGACAATGAGCTGAACCTGCCGGACGATTACATACCGTCGTTGATGGAGTCATACCCCGAGCAGCTGATTCAGGCGTATCTCGACGGCCAGTTCGTCAACCTGACGTCGGGCTCGATTTACCACGCGTACGACCGAAAGCTGAATCAGTGCTTCGACAAGGTCGAGCCTGGTGAGCCGCTGTTCATTGGTATGGACTTCAACGTCGGGAAGATGGCGGCGATCACCCATGTGAAGCGGGATAAGGGCATGCCGCGCGCCGTTGATGAACTCACGAACGGCTACGACACGCCGGACATGATCAAGCGCATCAAAGAGCGCTACTGGCGCTACAACGGCAACGATTTTGAAAAGACCTGCGAGATCCGGATTTACCCGGACGCCTCGGGTGACTCTCGCAAGTCGGTGAATGCCAGCCTTACTGACATCGCCATGCTCAAGCAAGCCGGGTTCACGGTGATTGCTCCAGCAGCAAACCCGCCAGTGAAAGACCGGATTAACGCCATGAACGCCATGTTCTGCAACGCGCAGGGCGAGCGCCGCTACAAGGTCAACCCGTTCACCTGCCCGACCTACGCCGATGGCCTGGAACAGCAGATCTGGGCGCCCAACGGCGAGCCTGACAAGACGCAAGGCAATGACCACGCGAACGACGCGGGCGGCTACTTCATTCACAAAGAATTCCCGATCATTAAACCTGTCACCACCTTGAATATGGGGTTTGCTCGCTGATGGCCAATGACGTCACATTCACCCGCCCCGAGTACGACGCGGCGAAGAACCGCTGGCGCCTGGTGCGTGACGTTTGCAAGGGCTCGGAAACGATCAAGGCGGCTGGCGAGCTGTATCTGCCAAAGCCCAACGCTCACGACCAGACCGAGGAGAACAAGCAGCGCTACAAGGGCTACCTCAAGCGCGCCGTGTTCTACAACGCCACGGGCCGGACGAAACACAGCCTCGTGGGAGCGGTGTTCCGCACTTGGCCCACGCTCACCATCCCTGGCGCGCTCGAATACGTGTCGAAGGACATCGACGGGCAAGGCGTCAGCATCTACCAGCAGTCCCAATCGGTGATCGGGCATCTGCTCGAGGTCGGTCGGCACGGCCTGCTGGTGGACTACGCCGCGGTCGAGGCTGGCAGCGTCAGCAAAGCCGATGAGATCGCCGGTCGCGCCCGGGCGAACGTCAGCAGCTACCCAGCCGAGGCCATCCTTAATTGGAAGACCCGACAGGTCGGCGGTCAGCACCTGCTGAGCCTGGTGGTTCTGCGCGAGACTGTCGACGTCGACACCGATGACGGCTTCGGCAGCGAGCAGGTGATTCAGTACCGCGTGCTTCGGCTGGACGCCGCCGGCATCTACACGCAAGAGGTCTGGCAGGAGAGCACGGCAGCCACCGAGATGGTTGTGCCGCCGTTCACCCCGCTCAACGGCTCCGGCCAACAGTGGAAGTTGATCCCGTTCCAGTTCCTCGGCAGCGAGAACAACGACACCAGCATCGATGACTCACCGCTGTACGACATGGCCGAGGTCAACATCGGGCATTACCGGAACAGCGCTGACTACGAAGATGCGGCATTCCTCATGGGCCAGCCGCAGGTGTTCATGGCCGGCCTTGATGAGCAGTGGGTCAAGATGCTGGAAGAGAAGGGCATCTACTTCGGCTCGCGGGCGATCCTACCGCTGCCGGCAAATGGTTCGGCTGGCATCCTGCAGGCTCAAGCCAACACGATGATCAAGGAGGCTATGGACGCCAAGGAAGAGCAGTTGGTCTCCTTGGGTGCCCGGTTGATCGAACGAGGCAGCGCGGTGAAGACCGCCACGCAGGCCGATAGCGACAGCGCCGCCGAACACAGCGTGCTTTCGTTGGTGGTCAGCAACGTCAGCGAAGCTTACACCCAGTGCCTGGCATGGATGGCTGAGTTCACAGCTGCCACTGGCAAGGCTGAGTACAAGCTGAATCAGGACTTCACGCAGATCAGCCTGGACGCGAACATCATGGCCGGCCTGTTCAACGCAGTGCAGGGCGGTCGCCTGCCGGTTACCGACTTCTGGCAGTACCTGCGCGATCGCGGAATCATCAATCCTGAAAAGGATGACGATCAGATCCGTGATGAGCTTGAGACGGACGCGGCCAGCCTGAACCTGGATAACGAGGATCAACCGAATGGCGGCCAACCAAGCAATCCTTGACGCCACCATCCGGCACGCCGTCTTCCTGGAGCAGCTGAAGTCAGGCGAGGTGAAGAAGTTTGCCCCGTTCCTGAAGGAGATCGACCGTAGCATCCGTGACCGGCTGACCAACGCTGATCTGACCGATTACACGGCGGTGCGCCTTGAGCGCCTGCTGAAAGAGGTCGACAGCCTACTGCTGGGCATCTTCGACCGGTTCAGCGATCAACTGAATCTTGATCTGGTGGACATCGCCAATTACGAGGCTCAGTTCGAAGCCACCAGTTTGACGCGCGCGGCGCCGCCGAGCATCACGTTCGACGCTGCTGTGCCAGGCACGGCTGCAATCAGAGCTGCCATCCTCACCAACCCGCTCAGCGTGCGCGGTGCGGACGGCGGCAAGCTGCTCGACTCGTTCATCGAGGGCTTCACGTCAACAGAGCGGCAACGCCTCACTGGCGCGATCAGGCAGGGCTTCTTCGAGGGCCAGACCAACTTCCAGATCATCAAGAATATTCGCGGTACCAAGGCGCTCAACTACAACGACGGCATCCTGGCCACAACCAACCGCAATGCCGGTTCAGTCGTGCGCACAGCAGTCCAGCACGTCGCCACCCAAGCGCGAATGGAAACGCTGAAGGAAAACAGCGATGTCGTTCAGGCTATCGAGTGGGTCAGCACGTTGGATTCGAAGACGACCGCTCAGTGCAGGACGCTAGACGGCCGGCGATTCAAGCTGATTGAGGGGCCTCGGCCGCCGATCCACATCAACTGCCGCTCAACGGTGGTAGCAGTCACGCGGTTTAGCGCGCTGCTATCCAAGGACGGTACGCGCGCCTCGGTCGGCGACAGCGGGCCGCAGCAGGTCAGGGCGGACCTCAGCTATTACGACTGGCTCACACAGCAGCCAGCTGCATTTCAGGACAAGGCCATCGGCCCCGTGCGAGCAAAGCTGCTCCGCGATGGTGGCCTCAGCGTCGAACGGTTCTCCGAACTGCAGCTCGACCGCAATTTCGCACCACTGACCCTCGATCAGATGAAGGCTCTTGAGCCTCTCGCATTTGAGCGGGCAGGAATCAAGTAACTGGAGATCCCCATGAAAAAGCACTTCATCGGCACCAAGATTGTCTTGGTGCTAGCAATGACTCGCCTGGCCTACAACGAGTACCGGGGCTGGGATCTGCCAGCCAACGAGAACGGCGCAGACGACGGATATCTGGTTGAGTACACCGATGGCGGTGCGCCAAACCATCCCGGGCACTCCGGCTACATCAGCTGGTCGCCCAAGGCGCAGTTCGATGCAGGTTACGTTGAAGTAGGCGAGGTTGGCCATCTGGCGCCGCACCAGCAGCGCGTGGTTGCCGAGCTTGAACAGCTCGCCGATCGTATTCAGAAGCTGGAAGCGTTTCTTGCCACGCCGCTATGCGCAGGTCTGCCCGAGGATGAACGGCAGCTTTTAAAGATGCAGGCGGACGCGATGGTCCTGTACATGGGCATTCTCAACACCCGCACCTCCAAATTTGTCTAAGCAAACTTTGATTTCTACAAGCCGGCCATGAGCCGGTTTTTTAATGTCTGCGGGCCGGGCCTGCAAATCGTCTCTGGGAGACAAGCAAATGGGTTTGAAATATCAGCTGGACACTCTTGATGGTCTCGATGACTCCGTTAAATCGCTCTACACCGAGAAGGAAGGCAAGTTTGTCCTCGGTATTGAAGGCCTGCCACAACCAGAAGACGTCTCCGGCCTGAAATCCAAGGTTGAAGAGCTGCTCGGCGAGAAGAAAGCCGCCGAGAAGGCGCGTAAGGATGCCGAAGAGGCCGCACGCCTGGAACGTGAAGAAGCCGCGCGCAAGTCCGGCAACGTCGAGGAGCTCGAAAAGTCCTGGTCGGAAAAGTACAACCGTCGCGAAGCAGAGTTAAACGGCTTGCTCGAACAGGAGCGTGGCAGCCTTGGCAGTCAGATCCGGGATCTGACCGTGGGCCGTACCGCGACCGACATCGCAGCAGCATTGGCAATCCCAGGCAGCGCCAAGGCGTTGCTTCCTCACATCGAACGCCGCCTGAGCGTCGAACTGCGTGACGGTAAACCCACCGTCGTGGTTCTTGATCAGGCCGGCAAGCTCTCTGCGGCAACGCTGGATGAGCTGAAAGCAGAATTCACCAACGACACGGCGTTCGCGCCGCTGATCGCTGGCAGTAAGGCATCTGGCGGCGGGGCTGCTGGTGCCGGGAATGGCGGCGGGGCCGCAAAAGGCAACATCGGCGGCACTAAAACGGAACGCACAGCGGCAATCGCCAGCAAGTTCCCGGACCTCCCTCTCAATTAAGGAATAACCCATGTCCCTGTCTCAAATGCAGGTCTTCAACGATTACGTCATGCCGGCGACCCTGGAGACCTTGGATCAAATGCTCGCGGCCTTCAACGCTGCCAGCAACGGCGCCATCGTGCTGTCCCCGGACGGCTTCACTGGCGACTTCCTGCAAGAGTCGTTCTTTCAGAACCTTGCTGCCGCTCAGCGTCGCGTGAACCGTTACGCCGCTCAAGCTGCTGTGACTCCGGTCGACCTGACCGAACTGCAGAACACTACCGTGAAGGTGGCGGGTGGCTTCGGCCCGGTTCGCTACGAGCCATCTCAGATGACCTGGCTGCAGCGTCCGACTGCACAAGGCATCGAGGTTGCTTCGCGCGCGTTCGCTGAAATCCTGCTGAAGGACCAGTTGAACACGGCCATCGCCGCCCTGGTCGCCGCGATCACCGCTCAGGCTGCAGCGGTCAACGATGTGTCGGCAACCGCTGGCATCTCGCAGGCTGGCTTGAACAGCTCGCATGCCAAGTTCGGCGATGCCAGTCAGACCCTCGTCGCTCAGGTCATGACCGGCAGCACCTGGCACAAGCTGGTGGGCCAGAACCTGGCCAACGCCCAGAATCTGTTCCTCGCGGGCAACGTGCGCGTCGTTGACATCCTCGGCAAGACTTCCGTGGTCACCGATGCTCCGGCGCTTTCCCAGACCGGCACGCCGAACAAGGAAATCATCCTCAGCCTAGCCTCCGGCGCCGCGCTGGTGCATGACAGCCGCGACATCATCTCGAACGTCGAGACCAGCAACGGCCAGACTCGTATCGAGACCACCATTCAGGTCGATTACACCTTTGGCCTCGGCCTGAAAGGTTACACCTGGGACACCGCCAACGGCGGCAAGTCGCCTTCCAGCGCGGCGCTGGCCACCGGCACCAACTGGGACAAGACTGCAGCCAGCATCAAGGACACCGCCGGTGTTGCCCTGATCGGTGACGCTTCCAAGTAACCCTTTGATGTCTAAGCCGGGACGTGTGCTCGGCTTGGCGGAGATGCAATCATGAGCGAGAACAACATCTGGTATCTGCCAGGCCCTTTCCACCGTTACGAAGGCGACGTGAAAGCGCAGGCCAAGAAGGCCGGCCTGATCATCGTCGATGCGAACGTGACGGACAGTCGTGGCGGTGCCGCTGAAAAAACACCGACTGCCAAGCTGAAACCTGAATGGTCGGCCAAGTCTGAAAAGACCGGTCCTGAAACCGATCCGAAGAAAATGAACGTTGAAGACCTGCGCGCTTGGCTGACGTCTAAGGGCATCGAGTATGATGCCAGTGCACTGAAGCCGGACCTTCAAGCCCTCATCCCAGCGGAATAACCCATGGCACTCATCGTCGAGGACGGTACCGGCAAGCCTGATGCCGAAAGCTACGCGAGCGCTGCCGATCTGGTCATCTACGCTGGAAAGTTCGGCGTGACGATCCCGGCAGACGAGCCAGCGCAGGAAGCATTGCTGCGCCGGGCCGCCCTGGCGATGGATGGCATGACGTGGAAGGGCAGGAAAATGTCGAGTGATCAGGCTCTGGTCTGGCCTCGACGTGGTGTCGAGCTGGATTGCGAGATCAAGCCCGACAACTACCTGCCAGCCCGGATCGAGTACGGACAGATGGCATTGGCGGCTGAGATCCACGCGGATGACATCGATCCGATTGAACAACGGAAGGGCGCTGTAACGCTGGATCGCGTGGAGGGTGCTGTGGCGCGGGAATATGCCGTGATCCCCAGCAACAGCTCTCGACTCCTGCCAGCGGCGCCGGATCGGCCCAGTGCAACGCAGTTTGCTGACTATCTGCTGAAGCGTGGGTTGTTTGCAGTGCGCGCTTAGTGTTGAATCTGGCTCTCATCCAAAGGAGCTGGTTATGACCAACAAAGATCTCGGCCTTGTCAGTGAAGAAGAGTTATCAACATGGGATAGCTATGCAGCAGCTGCTTTATCCGGCGCTCTTGGGCGTGAATCCATGAGCCCAAACAACGCTGCCAAGAAAGCTGCAGATGCAGCTGATGCGCTGTTAATCCAGCGCCGTAGTCGACAAGACCAAGCAGATTAAATAATTCGGAGCCCTCATGGCCTTCTACGACGAGATGGCCGTGATGGCCCTTGAGCTGATCACCGAGTTCGGCCAACCAGTAACCCTTCGCGACACGGCCAAGGGCGTATACGACCCAGCCACCGGCAAGACCGGCCCGGACACGGTCACCGAACGGATCGCCCAAGGCATCCTGCTCGACTTCACCGGCCAAGAATTCCAGAACAACAGCCTGATCAAGGTTGGCGACAAGAAACTGAAGATCGCCGCGAGCGGGCTCAGTTCGCCGCCCACGCTGCTGAGCAAGGCAGTCATCCAGGGCAAGACCTGGTCGATCATCCCACCACTGAAAGAGATCAATCCTGCCGGCACGCCATTGCTGTACGAGCTGCAGGTGAGGTCATGAGCCGCGCGGGCGCCGGACAGTCCGGCAGCTTTTCGGCTCAGATCAAAGAGTTTGCGGAGCTGGCAAGTGGCGCAATTGATGCGACCATCAGAGAGGTTGTGATCGAGCTTGGTTCCAGCGTTATCCGGAAATCGCCAGTTGGTAATCCAGAGATCTGGGCCGCTAATATCGCCCACCGACAAAAGAACACCCAGTCCGCCGATGACTACGACTTCAAGGTCTCCGTCCGCAACACCCTGATCAATCTGGACGACAGCAACTTCACCAAGTCCGGCAAATTGCGCAAGGGTGTGAAGTACGCCAAACCGCTTACCAAGGCCGAGCGCGACCAAAACTTCAATGTGAACGGATTAGTGTCCGGAAAGGACTACGTCGGCGGCAGGTTTCGAGGAAATTGGCAGTTCTCTATCGATGTCCCTGCTCAGGGAGAGCTCGACACGTTTGATCGTTCCGGCAACGCCACTATAGCGGCGCTAAAAGCTCAAGTGGCAGGCCTTACAGCAGGCCAAACAGCCTACATAGTTAACAACCTTCCCTACGGTATCCCTCTGGAATTTGGTCATAGCAGGCAGGCACCCTTGGGTATGGTCCGCGTGACACTTGCCAAGTTTCAAGAAATCGTCAACGAGGCGATAAGGAACAACTAGGTATGAGCCACAAAATCATCCGCTCCCTGTTCGAGCAGCGCCTCACGGCGTGGGCTGCTGCCAGAAGCCTGCGCATCGCCTATGAGGGCGACATCTTTGACCCAGAGACAGATGAAACCTACCTGGCTGCGTTCACGCTACCAGCTGGCACTAACACCAACACGCTCTCCGGTGACCACCGCGTCTATACCGGAGTCTTTCAAATAAACGTGGTCACGCCTGCTGGCGGCGGCACTGGCGATGCCGAAGGGCTTGTGGATGATCTGGGCGATCTTTTCCCAGCCTACCTGAGGCTCCGCCGCAACGACTTCGAAGTTATGGTGCTAACACCTGTAGAGCAAAGCCCGCCAATCCCTGGCGACACCACACTTTCCGTATCGGCCTCGTTCCAGTACCGCGCCGATACCAACTGACCCGCCCGTTGGGCAACCCCTGAGCCCGCCCTGTGCGGGTTTTTTCATTTCTGTACGAGGAAAACCCACATGGCTTTCAAACTGCCCAACGGCGCAATCATGGAAATCGCGGCCGCATTCAGCACCGCTATTCTGGCAACCGCCATCAGCAACGCCAATCCGGCGGTTGTGTCGGCTGCAGCGCACGGCCTGGACGACGGCGACATCATCGTCGTTAACTCTGGCTGGACTCGGCTGAACGGCAAAGTTGCGCGCGTTGCTGACTCCGAAACAGGAACCTTCGCTCTCGAAGGAATAGACACCACCAAGACCACCGTTTACACCGAAGGGTCTGGTGCAGGCTCGGTTCGTTCGGTATCCAGCTGGGCTCAGATTGCTCAAATCACCGAAGTGGCGACGAGCGGTGGCGATCAACAGTTCGCTACCTTCGGCTTCCTGGAAGATGACGATGATCGTCAGCTGCCTACCACCAAGTCGCCAATCAGCATGACCATCACCGTCGCGGATGATCCGCTGCTCGCTTACGTGCCGGTCTGCGAGACCGCTGACGAGGACAAAGAGGCGCGAGTGGTTCGCCTGACTCTGCCGAACGGCTCCGTGATCTACTACAACGCGTATGTGTCGATCACCTCGACCCCAACGCTGTCGCGCAACAACATCATGACCCGTGTCATCACCCTGTCACTGGCATCCCGCCCGACTCGTTACCAGGCGGCCTAACCCATGGCGACCAAGTTCAAGATTGCCCAGTCCGCAACTTTCAAGGCGGACGTGGATATCCCCCGGGTCGGAGGCAGCTTCAACAAGGTGTCGTTCGAGTTCAAATATCGCAACCGCAAAGAGCTGGCAGCGCTGTTCGCGGGTTGGCAGCAGTCCGCCAAAGAAGACCAGCAGCGGTTCAAAGAGAAAGGGGATGACATCACTCTCGTCGACATCACCGACGCTCACATCGAGCGTCAGATTGAACAGGTAGGCGAACTGGTGGTGGGCTGGGGATTCGATGACAAATTCACCCCTGAAAACATCCGTGCCTTGGTTGAAACGTCTGCTGGTGCCGGCGACGCCATTGTCGCCGCATACCAGAACGCTTTTTCGGTAGCCCGCCAGGGAAACTGAGAGCGGTCGCGCGTTTGATGTACGAAGCGGGGCCGTCGGATTCCGATCTGGCGGCGTTCGGGTTGACCAGCGCCGATGTGCCAGATGAAGAGTTCGAAGTCTTCCCTGATGTCTGGCCGGCGTTTGCAACCTTCAACGCCTTATCCACCCAGTGGCGCGTCGGCATGGGCGGCGCCGTTGGGCTCGACTATGGCGTCATCAACGACGTGACCGCATTCCTCGGTTTCACCAAAAAACAGACTGCCAAGCTCTTTCCGGACCTGCGGGTGATGGAGGCGGAGGCGTTGCTCGTCATGAGCGAATCGAAATAGCGGAGCAATCATGTCGGGAACAATCGCTCAGCTCGGGATTGCCGTTGATTCAGGTGATGCCGTCCAGGCCGCGACCGATCTGGATAAGCTCACAGAGGCGGGGGCAAAGGCGGAGAAAGCTGCCGGCGACGTCGCAACCGGTTTCAAGAAGACTGCCGACGCGGCAGACAAGCTGGCAGAAGCTGAGACGCGCGCCGCGCAGGCCACGGAGGATGCAAAGTCGCGCCTTCTGGAAACCGCGAAGACCTCACTTCAAAACAGCGAGTACTACCAGCGCCTCACCACCAGCGTCACCAGCACTGCTGGAGCGATGGACGCCAGCAGAGATTCGACAGCAAGTTTTCTCGCGCTCCAGAAGCGGATGCAGGCCGAGTCAGACGCACTCGTCGGCACGACTCAAAACAACGCCAAGGCTGCGAAGGATGCAGCGGCAGCCACCGGCGTTCAGACCGAAGGTTTGCAGGCCCTGATCGGCAAGATCAGCCCGGCGCTGGCGGCACTGCAAAAGCTTGACGATCAACAGGAAGAACTGAACAAACATCGCGCTGCCGGAAATATTGACGAGGGTGACTTCAAGGCCTATTCAGCCGACATCGACGCCGCGCGCCAAAGAATTAAAGGCCTTGGCGACGAGACATCAAAGTTCAGCCTGACCACCAAAGGCGCACGCGAAAACGTCCTGCAGCTGGGCAATGCCCTCGCCGAAGGAAACTTCCGTGTGGCCGCACACAACCTGCTTGAGATCGGCACAAGCGCTGGCACTTCCGCTCTGCGCCTGGCCGCGATCCTTGCGCCTATTGCTGCGGTTGTTGCTGTGGTCGCCACCCTAGGCATCGCTTGGTACAAGGGCAGCGAGGAGGGTGATGCTTACAACAACGCACTGATCACCACCGGCAATGCTGCTGGGGTCAGCGCCAGTCAGCTTGGCGCAATGGCTCGACAGGTGAGCGCCACCGTCGGGACCACTGGTGCAGCCGCTGAAGTACTCGCGACCCTGGCCGCGAATGGCAAGATCGCTGGCGACAGTTTCGGCGCGATCACCCAAGCCGCTATCGGCATGCAGGAGGCGACCGGCACGGCCGTCAGTGCGACGATTGCCGAATTCGTCAAGCTGGCAGACGACCCAGTCAAAGCATCTGCTGCGCTCAACGAGCAGTATCACTATCTGACAGCGTCGGTTTACTCGCAGATTGCCGCTCTGGATGAGCAGGGTGACCACGCTGGGGCGGTGAAACTCGCCACTGAGCAGTACGCTGACGCGATCAATGAGCGCACACCGAAGATCCTCGAAAACCTGAGTTTTTGGGAGCGCGGTTACCTGGCTGTGGCGAAAGCTGCTGATGGGTTGAAGAATCTTGGGCGTTCCGATATCGACGCAGATATCGCCAATGCGCAGCGCGATCTGGACCAGGCGCAAAACGGCGACGTCGGCCTGTTTCAAAACAAACAGGAGATGATCGAGTACTACACAGACAAGCTGACCTTCCTCAAGGATACGAAGGCGGCGAACGCTGACATCGCCCAATACGACGCGGACCAGGACGAGGCGCATAAAAATTCCATCACATCGATGGGCAAGGTAGACGCTCTTACTAAATCATCGCTGACCAACGAGCAGAAGCGTACCGAGGCAGTAAAGGAATACAAGAAGTGGCTCGATGACATTCGGAAGACCGATCCGAATGATGCCCGGCTCAGCCAGGTAAACGTCGACAAGAACATTGCCAACATCAATGACAAGTTCAAGGATCCCAAAGGGCCAGCAAGCCAGCTGGATCTGACCGGCTTCAACGATGCACAGAATCAGCTCAAATCCATCACCGGGTACTACCAGAACCTCGAAAAGGAACTGGATTCGGCGCAGAAGGCAGGTCTGGTTTCGGCTGAGTCGTACAGCAGCCAGCGTGTTGCAATTGTCGAGCAGGAAAAGGGCGATCTCACCGCAGCCTATGAGGCGGAAATTGCTGCGCTCGAAGTTGTTCGTGGGAAATCGTCGACGACAAGTGAGCAGCGGATTCAGCTGGACCAGAAGATCGCTGACGCCCGGACCAGCATGGTCAAGGCGCAGAAAGACGCTGATTCGCAGCTAGAGGTGCTGGCCAACAACGAAAAGGGCCGCATCGACAAGCAGACGCGGTCCATCAACCAGTACGTCCAAGCGCTTGATCAGCAGCAGAAAGCATTGGAACTCGCCGGGCAGCGTGCGGTGGTCGGTGTCGGGCGTGGCGATAGGCAGAACGCTCTCAATGGCGAGCTCAACAGTCAGCAAGACCGGTTTGCCCAGCAGTCGCTAGACCTCGCCAACCAAAAGTCCGATCCGTCTCGCAACATGTCGGAAGAGGAGTTCGCCCAGAAGTCTCAAGCTTTGGCCGATGCCAACAAAAAGGCAACGGACCAGATCCGCCAGAACTACGCCGACGTGCAAACCGCCCAAGGCGACTGGACGAATGGCGCGACCTCTGCCTGGGAAAACTACCTCGACAGCGCGCGCGACGTCGCAGGGCAGACCAAAAGTCTGTTCACCAACGCTTTCAGCAGCATGGAAGATGCGATCGTCAACTTTGCGCTGACCGGCAAGCTCTCGTTCTCGGACTTCGCCAAGTCGATCATCGCCGACTTGGTGCGGATCGAGGCCCGGCAGGCAGCTTCATCGGGGCTTAGCGCCCTGTTTGGGCTGGCAACTACGGCAGCGTCAGCTTACTTCGGCAGTTCGAGCTCGCTCGGATCTACGCAAGCCGGATACAGCTCGACCTATTTCCCGCAGGCAAAAGGCGGGGCATGGTCGGATGGCGTGCAGATGTTCGCCAATGGGGGTGCGTTCAGCAACAGCGTCGTCAGCACTCCCACTGCGTTTGGCATGGCCGGCGGCCAAACTGGCGTCATGGGTGAGGCGGGCCCAGAGGCGATCATGCCGCTGACACGGACGGCCGGTGGCGCCTTGGGTATTCGCGCGGTGGGCAACTCCGGCGGCGGGCAGAGCAGCAATCAGGTCGTCATCCAGCAGACGTTCCAGGTTGGCGACGGCGATAGCGCCGATTCGGATAAGCAAGCCACAACTGTTGCCAAAGCCTACGCCTCAGCAGCCAAGCAAGGCGCAACGGAGCAGATCGCGAAAGAACTCAAGCAAAACGGCCTTATTTGGCGGGCCATCAACGGCCGATAACCGCCCCGCTCAATGCGGGGTTTCTTTTGCCTGGAGAAAACATGGCGACTGAGACGTTTACATGGACACCCGACAAAGAGCCAACCGGCACCGTCACCTTCCGAACGAAGTCGTCAAAGTTCGGCGACGGCTATGAGCAGCGCACCCAGGACGGCATCAACAACAAATCCGAGTCGTGGCCGCTGACTTTCACCGGGCAGAGAGCAAGGATTATCGAGATTCGTGACTTCCTTGACCGGCAGGCAGGCGCGACGCCGTTTTACTGGACGGCTCCACTTGCTGAGCAGGCACTTTACCGATGCAGTTCGTACCAACCCAGATCCTTGGGCGGTGGCGTCTACACCCTCAGTGCAACCTTTGAACAGGCTTTCCACCCATGACGATCACGCCGCTAAATATCGGCACCACTGCGAATGACGGCACCGGTCAAGACCTGCGCTCAGGTGGCGAGGTGATCAATGCGAATTTCGCCGAACTGGATCTGCGCACCTCGACGGCCCAGGCTACGGCCGATTCGGCTGGGGAGGTTGCTCAGTCCGCCGCAGAAACCGCAGCAAGTGCGCAGGCAGCAGCTGACGCTGCGATTGACCAGCAGCAATTCGCTCAGGCTCTGGACCTGAAGGTCGACAAGGTCACCGGCAAAGGACTGAGCACCGAGGATTACACCACCGGCGAGAAGGCGAAACTGGCAGGCCTACAGCCAGGCCACTATCGCGGCACGTTCACTACCCTGGCAGCACTCCAGTCTGGCGTCACCACGCCTGTGGCTGGCGATTACGGCGACGTAGATGCGGGCGTCGGCTCCGATGTTCAGCGTTATATCTGGGACGCCACCGACACCAAATGGGTTATGCAGGGCGCTACTGGCGGCGGCCCTGCAAATACCGACAGTTTGCCGGAAGGCACAACCAATCGTTATTTCACCGCGGCGCGGGTTCTTGCCATTGTACTGAGTGGACTTTCGCTCACTACGGGCGGGGCCATCGTATCGACGGACAGCGTAATTGCGGCTTTCGGCAAGCTCCAGAAGCAGATCACCGACCTTGCTGCGACTGTTGCCAATAAGGCAAGTAGCGGGGCGAATAACGACATCACATCGCTTTTGGCGTTGAGTACTGCCCTCTCTGTTGCGCAGGGTGGGACGGGGGCTGTAACGGTTTCTGGCGCTCAAACAGCGCTCGGTATCAATGTCGCCACAAATATTGTGGCCGGCACCGACCTGAACAGCATCCAATCGACAGGCCCATATCTACAGCAAGCAAATGCCAATGCCACCCTCGCGCTGAACTACCCGGTTGCGCGAGCAGGATCACTAACAGTTACAAATCTAGGAGCAATAACTACACAGATTTACGTGACTTATGATACTGGCGCTGTTTATTCGAGAGGCAGACTCAGTGGGACATGGTCGGCGTGGACAACCGGCGGCGGTCCGTTTTCGCAAGAATATGTAAGCGCTCAACAAACCATCACGCCGGGCGGCACGATCACACTTGCGCATGGACTTGGTGTTGTTCCAAAGCTGATCTTATGCCAGATAGTTTGTGTAGTAGCTAACTCTGGGTATGCAGTTGGTGATGTGATAGATAATATTCCCATACAGTATTACACGGTCAGTTCCGCTAGTGCTATGCGTGGCGTACTGGTTCAAAAAGACTCGACTAGCGTCATTGTGCAGTATGGGAATAGTGGGAACCCCACTATTATCGGCATGACGAAGGGTACGGGTGTCGCAGCTACATTTACCGATACTTCTTGGCGTTTAGTTGTGAGGGCTTACGTATGACTCAGGAAACTCTATATTTCGTAGACGCCGCCGGTAATTACCTTGGCGGTTACTGTGGTGTCGAACCCCCGAGCGGTTCTGTTCAGGTGCAGGACCCTCCACCTAATGCGGCGATGAAACTGATTAATACCGGATGGACGCTTCCGGGCGAATTGATCCCGGCGAACATCTCATCAGCCCGGTATGACGCCGAGATCGCAGGCATCACAGTCAACGGCATGTTCATCGACACCGGGCGTGACAGCCAGGCGCTGATCACCGGCGCGGCCCTGTCCGCGTTCATGGATGACACCTACATCTGCAACTGGAAAACCCCTGATGGCTTCGTCGAGATTGACGCCCCCACGCTGATTTCGGTTTCCAAGGCTGTGCGCGTGCATGTGCAGGCCTGCTTTGACCGCGAAGCTGCGTTGCTGGAAGCGCTCGCCGCCGGCACCTATACCGATGCCATGCTCGACGAGGGTTGGCCAGCATGATGCCTGCCATCGGTAAGTTCGGCGCCGGCGTGGCGACTCGGCAAATCAGCCGTTGGGGATTCCAGGCCCTTGAGGACCTGGTGTTCAACGATCCGGTCAACGGCCTGCGCATCGTCCCGACAGGGTTCACCAGCAATCTGGCCTCGATCAGGATCCTGCGGGAGATATGCCGCTGGGCAGCCATCGCTGCGATCATCGGCGGCCTCTTCCTGCCTGGCTGGTTCAGCACGCTGTGCTGGGTCGTCTCCGTCATCGCGCTGGCGCTTTACGGCCTTGTCGTCGGCTACGGCATGCGGGCTGCGATTCTGCATGATTACGAGTACACCATTGGCGAACTGCCGCGCGCGGCCTGCGATGCGATGTTCGAGCGAGCGCTCCACACCGGCGACGGCACGGCCCGATGGCGATCGTTGGGCCTGTTCTACCCGGCAGTCCGAATATTCGGCGCAAGCCACTACACCAAGACCCCGACGAGTTCGGGGTCTTCTGTTTCTGGAGATCAGTAAATGCCGATCACGGCTGATATTCAGACGCTTGAGCCTGGGCAGTGGGTTGAGTTGTTCGAGCTTGATGCCACCGCGCTGGGCGCAGAACTTTACCGGTTTCACGGTTACCCGCAGGAATCACCGATTCTCTGGCAAGGGAACGAATACTCGCCCTGGCCAATTCAGGCGGAAGGCTTCGAAATGACCGGGCAAGGCACCCAGCCTACCCCAACGCTGTCAGTCGGCAACGTTGGCGGGTTCATCACCGCCTTGGTCCTCTATTTTGATGACCTCGTCGGCGCCAAGCTGATCAGACATCGCACGCTGGGCAAGTACCTGGACGGGCAACCCGAGGCTGATCCGGACGAAGAGCTGGTGCCGGACATCTGGTATGTCGAGCGCAAGTCCGGCGAGGACCGGGAACAGGTGCAGTTCGAGCTATCGAGCGCCCTCGATTTCATGGGCGTCCAGCTGCCGCGCCGCCAGATCGTCGCGAACGTTTGTTGGTGGCTGAGTTGCGGCGGATATCGTGGTCCGTATTGCGGCTACAACGGGCCGCCGGTTGCCGATGCCAATGACATCATTGTGACGGATGCGGCGCTGGATAAGTGCGGCGGCAGGCTGACCAGCTGCAAGCTTCGCTTCGGCGCGACAAACCCGCTGCCATACGGCTCTTTCCCAGCCGCCGGCCTGATCAGGAGCTGACATGAACAAAGCGACCATTGCCGACATCGAGCGGCACGCGCTGGCCGAATATCCGCGCGAGTGCTGCGGCCTGGTCATTCGTGAGAACCGCAAGCAGCTGTACGTGCCGTGCCGAAACACCGCAACGAGCCCAGGCGAGCATTTCCGTCTGGCGCCCGAGGATTATGCGGCGGCCGAAGATCGCGGTGTGGTGCTGGCGGTTGTGCACAGCCACCCCGATTATCCTGCGCGCCCGAGTGAAGCCGACCTTTCATCATGCGAGGCCTCGGCGTTGCCCTGGCACATCATCGAGGTGCGCAAAGGTGATGACGAGCAGGTCCGCATAGGCGAGATGGCGAGCATTGAGCCTTCGGGGTACACAGCACCGCTGATTGGTCGCAAGTTCGCCCACGGCGTGCACGACTGTCTCAGCATCATCCTCGATTACTACCGGCGTGAACTGGGTATCGATCTGGGCAACTACGACCGTGAGGATGGATGGTGGGAGCGCGGCGGCAACCTGTACCTGGAGCATCTGCCCGAGGCGGGCTTCGAGCAGGTATCGACGCCAGCGCATGGCGATATCGTGCTGATGCAGGTCCGATCATCTGTGCCGAACCATGCCGGAATCTTCCTGGAAGACGGCGTCCTCAAAACCGAGCCGGAGCATTACCCGGCACCCGGGTCGATCCTGCACCACATGTACGGGCGAGACAGCAAGCGCGACACCTACGGCGGATACTGGCGCGAAGTGACCGTGGGCTACTGGCGCTACACGGGCACGCAGGATTGAGGAAATGCTATCGTGCGCGAAAGCCCAAAGGAGCAGTTCATGAAGCGGATGATGTTTGGCGCGCTGGCAGTCGCGCTTATGGCGGGATGCTCGACGAATCAGACCTCTTTTGATAACGCAAGGTCTATTCCATCCAGCCGGGCGCTTTCTTTTCAGGGACCTGTTAGCGGCGCCGCCGCAAAGCTCCTTGTAACCCGAGATGGCGGGGTTCTTGGCTCTGGATGCTATCTTGGCGTGTTTGTTAACGGCAGGTTATCTGCACGGATAGGGCCGGGAGAGCGTGTTGTATTCAATGTTCCTGCTGGCGATAACTTGATTGGGTCTGGTAGTGATCCTGAGGGAAATGGTCTCTGCGCATTCGGTGGGGTAACGCTTCGTGAAGTCAATGCCAACGTGAAACAAAGCGAATCAAAACGATTCCGAATTTCCGGTGACATGAACGGAGGATTCTCCATTGCGCCGAGCTCTTTTTAAAAACAGATAAATTCTCTCCAAGCCACCGATCGGTGGCTTTTTTGTTTTCGGAGCAAAAAAACATGGCGCAGCTTACTGAAAAAATGCAAACCGTTCTGCTCTCTGGATCTCTAGCTCGTAAGTTTGGTCGACGTCACCGAATGACCACTGGAAATCACTATCGCGACATAATGGGTTACTTCCGACAGTTTCCAGGATGGGAAGAACACATGCTGGCTTCCAAAGATAACGGTCAGCTTTTCGCTATTTTCAATGGGAAAGAGAATATTTCACAAGATGATCTCGCAAAGCCGTCCGGTCGAAACGTAATTCGTATAGTCCCGGTGATAGCCGGATCCAAGCGCGCAGGTCTTTTACAAACAGTTCTTGGGGCTGTAATTTTTGTTGTTTCCTTCTTTGTTCCTGCTATGGCTGGCTGGGGCCAGGCTTTGGGCGCCTCCCTTGCTTTGGGCGGCGTAATCCAGATGCTCAGCCCTCAAGCCAAGGGACTAGGGGCTGAGGATGGGCCAAATAATCGCCCAAGCTACAGCTTCAACGGCCCAGTCAATACAAGTGTTCAGGGGAATCCTGTTCCATTGCTTTATGGGCGAATGATCGTTGGCAGCGCTGTCATCAGCGCGGGCATATATGCCGAAGATCAACTCTGAACCCGCTCAGCTAACCAAGACCGCCATGTGCGGTTTTTTTTCGCCCAAAGGAAAGCTATGACAGATTTCATCATCGCCGGCAGTAAAAGTGGCGAATCTCAGCCGCGCCCATCTGTCGAGGCGCCGGACAGCCTCCAAAGCACTGCCTACGCGAAGATTCTTGACCTGGTTAGCGAGGGGGAAGTGCGCGGCCTTGCCAACGGAAATCAGTCGATTTTCCTTGATGAAACCCCACTTCAAAATAGCGCTGGCGATCTAAATTTTGGTGGCGTCACAGTAGATACACGCACTGGGAGCCAGGATCAGGACTACATCGCAGGATTTCCGTCGGTAGAGAGCGAAACGTCCGTAGGCGTAGAGCTGCGCAGCGACCAACCTTGGGTGAAGGCGGTAAACAACCTTCAACTGTCCGCTGTACGCGTTCGCCTGTCAGTGTCGCGCCTCGCGCAAACCGATTCCGAAAATGGTGACACAAATGGCTATAAGGTTTCCTACGCAATTGATGTGTCCACTGACGGTGGAGCTTACGTGCAGGTCCTCTCAGCCTCATTCTCCGGCAAAACCACAACCAAGTATGAGCGATCCCACCGTGTAGAGTTGCCTGTCGCCACTTCGGGCTGGACGGTCCGCGTTCGTCGTATAACTCCTAACAGCACCAGCAGCACCATTGCGGACACGACGAATGTTGAGGCTATCACCGAGGTGATCGACGCCAAGCTTCGATATCCAGGATCTGCAATGGTCGGAGTGCAGTTCGATGCCTCGCAGTTCCAAGCGATTCCTACCCGCTCATTCGACATGTACGGCCGCATCATCAGCGTGCCCTCGAACTATTACCCAGACACCCGCACGTATTCAGGTGTTTGGGATGGATCGTTCAAGCCAGCCTGGACTGATAACCCAGCCTGGATCTATTACGACCTGATTCTGCATTTCCGGTATGGCCTGGGTCACCTGCTCAACGCCGGCCAGGTGGACAAGTGGGAGCTGTACCGCATCGCGCAGTATTGCGATCAGATGGTCCCGGATGGAAAGGGCGGCACCGAGCCGCGATTTGCCTGCAACCTTTATCTGTCGGTGCGAGCTGACGCAGTGAAGGTGTTGCAAGATCTGGCTACCACTTTCAGAGGGCTTTCTTACTGGGGGGCAGGGTCTGTTCTCACCACGGCCGACATGCCAGAAGACCCGGTCTATACCTACGCAAACGCCAACGTAATTGAGGGCCGCTTCGTCTACAGCGGTTCTGCCAAGAAGACTCGATACACCGTCGCGCTGGTGAGCTGGAACGACCCAACCGACTTTTATCGGCAGAAAGTCGAGTATGTCGACGATCAGGATGGGATTCAGCGGTACGGTATCCAGCAAACGGAAATCACCGCGACCGGATGTGCCTCCCAGGCGCAGGCACAGCGAATTGGCAAGTGGGCGCTCCTGACGAACCGGCTGGAAACCGAGACCGTCGCTTTCTCAGTAGGTCTCGACGGCGTGCTGGCGCGGCCAGGGCAGGTAATTCGGATTGCTGACAACGACCGGGCCGGTCGCCGTATCGGCGGTCGCCTGCGCTCGGCAACGCTCGACTCGCTGGTGCTGGATGCCGACGTCACAGCGTATCCGGGCGACACGATCACGCTGATCATGCCCAACGGCAAGGCCGTGTCTCGCTCGATTGCCTCGGTCGGCGTTCCACTGACTTGGGACAGCACAGGTATAACCTGGGACAACGGTAACGTGACCATGGACACCACGGGCTTTCCGCTGGACGTCCAGCAGGTGACG